CCCGAAGAGCTTGATTTTGTGTACCACCCGCCTGCAACCGGTTGTTAGCCCGCGTGAACCAGGCGGTTAGCCCGACGGTGGTGTGTCCCGGCGGACATCACCTGGGCCCCGAGTTGTTAGTTTTAAGCACGCCGACGGCCCTGATGCGACGCAGTCGCGAAGGGCCCGTCGGGCTAACGCTTTGATTCATTCGGTCGCGAAAGTTACGCGACCATTCCACTAGAGCCCGCCGCGACTCGAATGGAATCAATTGTTATGCGGCTTAGGGTTAGCAATATGCAAGTGAAATTTGGAAACGGGAAAACAGAACAGGGGCCGGGTGTAGAAATTCTGCTGGACGGAAACGAGCTGGCCACGGCAATCGAAGCTTATTTGGTGTCGCACGGAGTCCACGTCAGGGGGCCCAGGACGATCACAGTAAATGGCGAGTTGTGCGAATCAGGCCGCATCTACGTCGATCCTAGCGGATTGGCCATGGTCAATGGGGAGAGGTGGAACGGAACGGGTACGCGAGACGCATAACGCTACGAATCACCGAGGTACGGAGATAGAGACTATGAACGAACCAAATAAACCTGACGACGTTCCTTCGGTGGATTCGATTGTTACCGGGCGAGAATACATCCCGGTGATGCTTGGCGGTTTGCGAAAGTGCATTGAGTCAGCGTTTACGCACGAGGCGGACTTCCTCGATACGTTCTGGCGCGGATGGCGTGAAGGTGGGATATGGGAGCTTCATGAGTGCTACATGGCGGGCGAGCGAACGAAGATCGTTGTGCTGCGAGATGATGGCGGCTTCATCACCAACACGATTTCAACTGACAAATTCATTAGCTGGGTCGAGCGGGTTTCGTCCCGGTAACGCTTTAGTAAGACGTTCGGCGCAAATAAACCCAGGAATCTATCGCGAATGGAAGCGACTTGAAGAAGAAGCAAGCTAAGCCGACAGCAATGGATTTGCTTAGGGCGGACATCGAGGCTGGGCGTGTGGCTCGAACGGTCCACACGGATCTGATCCTGTACCAGCACGATATGGACTTCGAGCATGTGGCTGCGTCGTGGTCTACTGCGGCGCTGGCTGGAAGTCGCGAAAAGATCGAAGTCATGCGTCTGCGGGTTGAGCTGGGCGAGAGTCCGTTTCATCCGAACGACAATCGGCAGCAGGTTGTGGCAGAGCGCGGGCCGTCTGCGTTTTCTATGCGGGATCTCTGCCCGACGCCTGAGCCAAGAAGCGGCCGAAAAAGTTTGGTGCAATAGGGCCAATTTCGCATTGCAGATTTTGCACGCCATGCCACGTTAATGGTAGGGAGGCTCTGTCGATGGGTGCTGCTGCCTGTTTGTCTTGGATGATAGCCGTGTTGCCGAGTGGGTCTATCTACGAATCGCGTGGACGATGCGATTTGGTGGAGGTCAATCACTGCCACGATCCAGAGACAGGCAAGCTCAAGTACACGCAGGTAATCGCTTGGGATCGATCACCGCAATATAGGCGATTTGATGCTCAGCAGTGGGCGATGGTTTCGGACTGGAAGCGGAACGAGTTCGATGTGGTTGTGGATGTGGCAAGCAGCGATCAGATCATTCGGATTCGCTGCGACTACTTCCGCGAGACTTGGACTAACCACGATCCCGAGCGGCAGAACCTCGAGCTTTTCAACGAAAAATACCGGAGACGGGTGTGGTGATCGACTTCAATTCAAGGGACAAATGCAAATGAACTGGCTGCAAATCGTAATTCTGATTTTGAATCTGCTCAAACAAGCCAAGCAGCATGAATCGGCTGAAGGCTTCGCTGCGAGCGCTGGTGCCGTTGGTGCCAATGGAGACCTCCTGAAATGGGTGTGGGCTAATCGCCAAGCAATTGTTGATTTTCTCAACATGCTTATCAATTTCGCCCCAGGCCCAGCGGTCATGGGATCGTCGGCAAGTGTCGCAGAGGTTCGTGCTTGGATCGCTGAACTTAAAGACTAGAACCCTGCGTTAGCCTGTTTGTCTAATCGAAAGGGATCTACCTTGAGACCAGTAATTGCTTTTCTGACGGTGGTTCTACTCAGCGCCACCACTTTTGCTGACCTGACCGTTACGGTTAAGGACGCTCAGACCGTCGTGACTGTCACGCCTGAGATCGTCACTCAGTTGCAGACGGTCGATGGCGACAAGATTGGCCAGGCAGTTCGTGAGGTTGGTCCGCCTGAAGTCAAGCAGCCGGCACCCGCAGCGGTCGTATCGCTCAAGAGCAATCGTGAGCTGGCTAAGTCGTTGGTGAAAATAAAGTGTGCAACGGCGGACGTGCTGCTGGTCGAAACTGGCGTTTACGTGGTGGCCAAGCCTGGAACGCATGTGCTCGACGTGAATGTGATCTCGGAGAGTCCGCTGCAATGGGATGACCAGACGGTCACGGTTGTGGTGGGTGATGTTGTTCCTCCAGATCCTAAGCCGCCAGAGCCACCCCCAACGCCACCAGGTCCAACGCCTGGCGAGGCACCTATTGACGGTGAAGGGTTCCGCGTGCTGTTCGTGTCGGAGAGCGGTGATCGCGTCCCTTCCGATGTGGAGGATGCGTTCTGGAGCAAGGAGATCAGCGATTACCTGAACGCAAATTGCATCAAGGTGGATGGCCAACCAGACTTTCGTAGGGTAGATCCTGACACGAAGTACACCGATCCGAACCATCGATTCGCCAAGGCATTGGCGCGGCCGCGTGCTTCCCTTCCCTGGTTGATCGTAAGCAACGGGAAGACTGGCTATGAAGGCCCATTCCCTGGTGGCAAGGATGCAACGCTAGCACTGCTCAAGAGTCTCAATGTGCAGTCGTCTACGACTCCACCGACTTCTGATTTGGACGAATTGACGATCACTGTCCACACAACTACGGGCTGCTTGCCTTGTCACCATTTCATTCAGAATGAGCTACCGAAGCTCAAGGATTTGAATATCAAAGTCGTCGAAGGCGGGGCGGAAATGTTCCCTACTTTCCGCATTCAATCGGGTGATCGCTTCGTTGTGCTAGTCGGTGGGATGTCTGCCGATGGCCTGCGTTTCCGAATCAAGGAGCTGCTGAAGTGAGTCAATTTGAAGGCCGGCTTGTTATTGGTGACGATACGCCATCAGCAGAATACACAGCGATGTCGGATGGTCGCGCTCGTGGTTTGATCCCGCGAGACTACGGGGCTCATCCAGTTGGATGCTACGAGGCTGCTCCCGCTTGGGATCTGGCTTCGATGCCGCTGGTGCCGTGGGATGAGATTCCTGATCGCATTGCGCACATGGAAGAAACCAAGACACGGTTACTTGATCTGACTATTGACATGGACCCGCTCGACCAGAATGGCCAGGGCTATTGCTGGTTCTACAGTGGGACTGGTGCGCTACAGTGTTTGCGTGTGCGAAACAATCAGCCAAACGTGCGACTATCCGCACACTCTGGGGCTTGGGTAATCAAGGGCGGTCGAGATCAAGGCGGTTGGGGCGCTCAGGGATTGGACTTCCAACGCGAACGTGGCGTTGTGCCTGTGTCGCTGTGGCCTGAAAAGTCGATGGACGGAAATCGGTACAACACGGCAGCGAACTGGGAAGCTGCTAAAGAGTTTCGTCCGACTGAAGGATTCGTCGATCTATCCGTTGCCCAGTACGACCGCCAGCTTAGCGTGCAGCAGATTATTAGCTGCTATCTCAATCGCATCCCGGTTATCAGCGACTTCAATTGGTGGGGACATTCTGTTTGCGGCTTGTGGATGTATGACGTTTACAAGAACAAGTCGAAGAGTGATCCAGGCCGATACGCTGCCAACGAGATCCTGAACAGTTGGAACAAAGGCTGGGGGCAGAACGGCCGAGGCATCCTGAAGGACAGCAAGGCATTCCCGAACAGTGCGTGTGCGCCGCGAGCAACCTGGGGCAACTAACACCTACCGAACAGTTTCAATATCCATCGCCCACTAGGACGCGAGAACTCATGTGGACTTCCAGAAAACAGAAATCATCTTCTACGTGTTCGTGTCCATTGCAGGGCTCGTCGGCGGAATCGTTAGGCTCTGCCGTGACAACATTAGTTATGGGGTCGTTGGCAACATTGGTCGGTGTCTATCGGCTGGGCTGGTCGCTTTTGGAGTTGTTGGCCTTTGGATCGGTCCTGATACCTCTAGCCTTACTGGTCCCTTTTATTATCTGGCGGCTGCGGCACTAATCGGTTTCTCTGGTTCCGATATTCAAGACAAGATTTTCAATCGCGCTGTTAGCAAACTGCAAGAGAAGTTCGGGCTGATTGACAGGAAAGATGACCAGCAATGAGCACAGCAACATCAGTAGCCAGTAGCGTAGCCAGCTCCATCGCGCGGTCTGTCGCGGGGGTCGGGGGTGGCGCGTTGCCATTGACTGCCTATCAAGTCTTATCGGCGTCTGCAAAGGCACACTACAACGGCTTGGGGGATTCGGCAAACGATGTCAGCGGCCGCGGAAATCACGGTACATGGACAGGAACGCCAAGCTACTCAGCACCACCAAGCGGCATCGCAGGGAAAGCATTTGACACGTCGAGTGGGAACTATTTGTCGATCCCAAGTAGCATCAATGGAGTATCTGCATGGACTATTGCCGGATGGTGCAAGGCGACAAGTTTAGCAAATAACTGTTCGCCATTTGTCGGGACCTTGACTAGTGTGTCCTACCCGATGGTGCGATGGACTTCGGCGGACTCTAAGTTGCATTTTTACGCATTCAACGGTGCGCCGGGGATCAACAACATAACAGGATCGACCGTAATTACTACTGCTACATGGTACCACGTGGCACTGCAATATAACGGCACGATCGCGAAGATATGGATTAACGGCGTTGACGTTGGTTCCGGTGGAACAGTTAGCGCGTCGTTCGTGCTTACCGCTGACGCAGCCCGCATTGGAGGTGGGTACAACGCTTCGGCTGCTGCGTGGGTTGGTCAAATAGCCGATTTATTCCTATTCGATTCGTTTCTGAGCGGTGCCGACATCGCCACCTTAATTGCGGGATAACAATGACTGCCTACCAACTACAGCCATACATCGTCGGGCAAACGCAAGGTCTTAAAGAGGTCTTCCGCTCGGCTAGTTCGCAGCTAATGCGGATCGGAATACTTGGAGACTCTCGCACAGACCCGACGGTCACGGTCCTCGACAACCGCATGGAATCGCGACTCAATTACCAGTGCTTCCGTCAATTCGGCATGGCCAGTGAAACACCTATTGCCAGAGTGTGGGTTAGCACTAGATCTGCGTCTGCCGATCCAGAGTTTTGCCTACCAATGGCACTGGCGTATGGCACGCTCAATACCAATTCAGCGACCAGCCCAATTGCAGACTTGCCGCCAGGGTTCTCGTATTACAAATTGCAGACGGGTGCTGCGGCCCACGGAATAGCTCTTGGGCTCGACACACAATGCACGTCTGTACGCACGACACACGGCGACTTCCCGCACGGCAATAAAGGGCCATTCTTCCCTGACGCGAACGTCAAGTCGGAATGGTTTTTTCGCAAGAATGCGACCATCACAACGCCTCGATTCAATTGGGTGGACGTTGCTACATCGGCGGCAACGCCAACGGTTAGCGTGACTGGATTCAGCCAGAACATCAGCGTGAACCCATTCGATACGAGCGTTGGTACTGGGGGAGTGCTCAAATACACTTCACCAGTTCATAACACGCCAACAGCGGGAAACTACATTAAGGGGCTAGTGATCTGCCAAAACGGTGCTGGATCGTCGTACACCGGCGCTAATGGTATGGAGTTCGCTGGTGGGAGATTCAAGGATTCCGCAAACAATCGCGGTATGGTCGTGCAAAGTTTCGGATGCGGAAATTACGACGCTGCGGAAGTTCTTGACCTAAATGGATCGTGTGGCCCAACTATCGCCACGATGGGTCCGTACCATGCGTGGATGATTATCTTCGGTGCAAACGATTACGGATCTGCGAGCTACGCATCGCCGAGCACAAACTTTATCGTCAAGATGCAAGCACTGATAGACTTCGTTCGCAGTTCCACAGTGGGAGGAACCTCACGCACTCCAATAGTGCTGTGCAATCCGTATTTGCGGCCAAGTGCGCAATCGACCTTCGACACATTCACCGCACAGCTCATCCAGTTGGCGCAAACTAATTCAGATGTCGTGTTTCTGAACGTGGCCAGAGCGATTGAAGATGCCAAATACTCTACCAGCAACACGGCGTTTACTGCGGACGGAATACACTTTTCGACCGACATGGGCGCGATGATCTACCACGATGTGGTCTGGAATCTCGTGCAGGCAGCAAGCCAAAGCGGAACGCAAACAACTGCGGCAGATCTGATGGCTGCTATCAACGCAGACGCCACACAGATCACCCAGCAGACCAATGCCGCTACCGCAGCAACACAATCGACAGCAGCGGCAATTGACGCCGCAACAGCCGCTACCCAGGCAACGGCAGCGGCACTCGATGCGAGCAAGATACCGCGACTATCTTCAGCCGTAACAGCCGGCGCGGCAATACGACGCAACAAGGTAGCGGCGACATCTACCACGCTAGACGAAACACTAGAGGCAACGCCATGACGTATGCGAGCGAGTATTACGGGGGTGGGGGAGGTGTTGTTATTGGTGCTGCTACTGCTGTCGTAGATGGGATCATTGAGGCGAGAGTCGAAGAGCTAAAGATTGTCGCAATTCCGTGCAATCAAGACATCAGTTTATTGACTTTGGCGTTTGTTGCTGAAACGAAACGCAAGGCCGATGTGGCAACGATTGCAGATGGTGCAATAACGAAGAGCGGTGCAACTGCCACGCTAACGCTTACTGCACCAATGACATCTGCAGAGCGGACGCTTAACTGGTCGCTGGTTATCGCGGCTACGAATGAAACGGTCGCATCGGGTTTACTTTTTTGCACTTATGACGCTCAGGGAGATTAAGGGATATGGCAAGTTTACTTTCTGCGGCCGCTGCTGACACGACGGGAACTGGAGCAGCAACAAGTGGCCCGGCTACGGTGTTTGTGCGAGGCACGTTTGACGGAGCTACGGTGGTTGTGCAGATCAGCGATGACAACACCAATTATGTCAAGGCAGACAATGTGAGCAGTGCGAAGGCGTCCAGAATGTCTGGACCTGGCTCCTGCAACATCGAGGGCAAGGGCTCGTATTACATCCGCTGCGTCGTGAAGGGCGGCGGGGCTGGTACGTCGATCACTGCGGTTTCTACTCAGTAGGTGTGAGCATGGTACGCGGACGAAAGCCAAAACCGACTGCGGTTAAAGAAGCGAGTGGAGCACTGCGCAAAGATCCGCAGCGTCGTAACGCTTTCGAGCCGAAGACTAAAAAGGGCGAGCCACCGATGCCTGAGTGGATCAAGCTCGATCCAGTGGCGGCTAATTGCTGGCGGTCAACGTGCGATCTGCTGGCGGATATGGAATTGCTGACGGTCGCAGATGCACACCCGATTGAGGCTTATTGTTCTGATTTCGCACAGTGGTGCATTTTGCGAACAATGGTTGCCGGAGGGAATGTAGGAGAGATCACGCAGAACGGAACGAGCATCCGAGTCGAAGAGCGGCAGGTGCATAAGTACCAAGACCGAATGTTGCGGTTTTGGGCTGAGTATGGATTGACTCCCAGCAGCCGCTCGCGGTTGGTGGTCAAGCAGGCGGAACAGGCGGAAGATCCAATGGCGGAACTAATCGCAAGGATGGGTAAGGGTTGATCGCAAGTGGCACCAGTGCGAAAGTTCAAGAGTACATTGATGATGTCTTAAACGGCAATATCGTTGTATGCAAGATGGTACGCCAAGCGGTTGAGCGTCACGTGCGTGATTTGGAGCGTCAGAGAACGCCTGAGTTCCCGTATTACTTCAACGAGCGACATGCTGGGGTTGCCTGCGATTTCTTCCCGATGATGCTACGGCATTCGATTGGCGATTCGGCTGGCCTGCCGTTTGAACTTGAGCCGTGGCAAGCGTTCGGTATGTGGGGATTGTTCGGGTGGAAGCGGGAGAGCGACGACAGCCGTAGGTTTCGCAAGTTCCTAAAGTCTGTGGCTCGGAAGAACGGCAAGAGCACAGAGGCCGCAGGGATCGCATTGTATCTGGCGTCTATGGATGTCAACCCGCAGACTGGTCAGATCGAGCAGGTTGCGGAAGTGATTCTTTCGGCTACCAAAAAGGAGCAAGTCGAGAAGGTAATCTATGCTGAAATCGAGCGAATGCGTGTGCGATCTAAGCACATCGAAAAAGCATCGTCGCGGATTAATCGTCAGATTACTTTCAAAGCTAATCAGGGCACGATCCGCTGCGTCGGCTCCGACAAGCCGTATGACGGACTGAACCCGCTGGCGGTGTTGATGGACGAGTTGCACGCATGGCGCGAGCATCACCGCAAGTTTTACGACACGATGCAAACTGGGTCAGGTAATCGCTGCCAGCCAATGATCGGCACGGTGACGACGGCCGGCGATGATACTTCACACTTATGGCTGGAGGAGTACAGATATGCCCAAGGGGTGCTGGACCAGACGATTAAAGACGAATCGTTTTTCGCGTATGTGTTCGAGATCGACGAAGATGACGACCCGCTGGACGAGGCGACTTGGATCAAAGCCAATCCGAATCTAGGGGTATCGGTCAAGCTCGATTATTTGCGGGACCAGGCCAAGCAGGCAGCATCTAGTAAACTGTCGCTAAACAGGTTCACTCGCTACCATTGCAATCGACTTGTGTCATCGATGGAGAAGGCGTTTGATCTGGAGCAGTGGGACAAGTGCCGAGGCGAGCTGTCGGATTGGCACCAGGCGGACGCCGTTGGAGCTGGTGTGGATTTGGGCGGACGTGATGACTTGGCCGCGTGGGCGATGGCGGCGAGATTCGAGTTAGACGAGGAGCGTGACGGAAAGCCAGTCTATCGCTATGAGATCAGGACTCAGGCATACATCGCGGCGGATACCGAGCGAGATTTGACTGCTCAGCCGTTTGCGAATTGGGTGTACAGCGGATTGATTCAGAAGTGCAAGTATCCAACGGCGAATCTGCGAGACGACTTGATCGAGGAAGTTGGCGAAGTAGGTGTCCACGCGGTGGCGTATGACCAATACAACGCACAGCAGTTTGGCGACGACCTGACGGAAGAGGGAATAACGGCTGCACGGATGGCTCAAAACTTCAGCATGTTCAACGAGCCGATACGCGACTTCATGCAGGCAATGAAGGACGGGCGGATCACCCACAACGGCAATCCGCTTTTGCGGTGGTGTGCCGGCAATGCGATCATCAGTCGGGATCGGAATGATAGGTGGATGTTCGATAAGCGCTCGAGCAGCGAAAAGATCGACCCTATCGTGGCAATGATTATGGCGTTCAGAATGGCGAGTCTGGCACCTCCCAGGGTGCGCGGCAATTTATATATGAGCTAAAAAATGGTTGGTTTTGCAAACGCTATCACGACTGCATTGGGCGCTCTGGGTATTCGATGGACGAATACGGACGAGCCAATGGCACGCATGAGTGCGGATCGTGCGCTTAAGAATCCGGCTGTGTGGTACGCAGTCAATAAGATATCTGGCCACATTGGACAGCTACCGCTGAACATCCATCAACAGGTTGGTCGTGAGATCCGCAAGCCAACGGACCACTACGCATATCCGTTGATGCGAGTTCGGCCGAATGCTTACCAAACGCCCATTGTATTTAAGCGTCTGCTGACATCACACGCGCTGCTGTGGGGCAACGGCTACGCTTACATTCGCAGAAGTCGTCGACGTGTGCTGGAACTTGTGCCACTTTGCCCTGGGAAAATGGCTGTCGGTCTGGTCGAAGGCGAGAAGGCTTTTATCTATGTGCCACATGCCGACGAGCGGCTGAGTCTATTCGAGCAGATCGAATCTGGTGAAAATTACCTGACACTGAGCAACGATCAGGTGTTGCATATCCAGGGACTGGGCTCGGATGGTGTATGTGGTTATTCGCTGCTGTCACTGGCCAGAGAGGCTTGGGAGGCAGGGATCGCTGCCACGGATCGCAATCTATCGCAGTTGCGCAAGGGGCACGGAGGTAGCGTTGTGCTGGAGGTTCCAGAGGGCAAGTTCCGGCAGGAGACAGACGCGGCCAAGTTCCTAGAGGCATGGAGGCGAGATCAGGATGGTGCACAAAATTCCGGCAAGACTGCGATGCTGCGCGAGGGGATCAAAGCCAATGTTCTGGCGATGTCCAATAAGGACGCTGAGTTCGTGCTGATGCTCAAGCATATGCGGCAAGAAGAGGCGTTGCGGTTCATGCTGGAAAACATCCTGGGGGATGATTCGAGCGTGAGCTACAATTCGCTGGAGCAAAAGAACTTGGCCTATATGCAAAACTGTCTCAACATATGGCTGCGGGTGTGGGAGGAGGAGTGCGAGCTTAAGCTGCTGTCGAATAACGAGTTGCTAAACGGCTATTACTTCAAGTTTAACGATGGGGCACTGCTGCGGACGGATAAGAGCACGTCGATGCAGACGGCTTCGCTGGCGGTCCAGAACAAGATCTGGAACAGAAACGAAGTGCGGGAGATGTTCGACATGAACCCAGTCGAGGGTGGCGACGTGTTCGAGAATCCTGCGATTACACCCGGAGAGCCGGCAGCAGACAGCCCAGAAGAAGCTGGCCAGGCAACATCGACAGACTCAGCCTCCACCAACGCCAGCAACAGGTCGGCATCGGTGGTACTGCTTGAGAATCTGTGCAAGATCGAGCAACAGCGGGCGAATCAAGCTGCTGCATCGTCGAAAAACTTCTGCAGTTGGATCGACAAGTTCTACGCGAAGTGGGAGCCAAAGCTGGCGGATGACATCGAGCGAATCGGTGGCGACCGAGATTTGGCTACGGTCCACTGCATGGAGAGCAAGCGTAGATTGCTGGAGTGTGCCGAGGCAATGCCTGATGACTTAGTTCGAGTCGTTGAGGAGTGTGTTGCGAACTGGACTGCAAGGGCCTCAATAATCGTTTCTGAAATGGAGCTAACCGATGTTTAGTTTTGATACAAAAACCGCTGAAATCCTGATGTACGACGTGATCGGAGAGTCTTGGGATGGTACTGGTATTTCGGCCAGTAACGTCTCGGATGCACTGGCTCAGATGGGCGGCAAGCGGGTTACGGTGCGTATCAACTCGCCAGGCGGTATTGCCGACGAGGGGATTGCGATTTACAACACGCTCAAGCGTTACAAGGGTGGCGTGGATACTGTCGTGGACTCTCTGGCAGCTTCTGCTGCTTCGGTGATCGCGCTGGCTGGCGACAGTCGCACGACGCTGAAGGGATCGCGGTGGATGATTCACAGCGCGATGGCTGTTGGCATGGGTAATGCTGCCGAGATGCGTAAGCTGGCCGAGATCCTGGACGTTTACGACAATTCTCTGGCGGACATCTACGCGGAGTATATGTCTGGGCCAAAGGATGGGCTGCTGTCGTTGATGGCAGAGGAGACTTGGTACGATTCGGCGGCATCCTTGGCGGCTGGCCTGTCGACCTCTACGGTTGAGACGGCCAACACTCAGCGGCCACAGATGGCTGCTTGGTTCGAGCATCCGCCCACAGATCTGCTCGACCAACCAACACAGGCCAGGATGAAGCCGCAGCCAATCGCCAGGGAGCTGGCCAGGCTGAAGTTGAGGCTGTCGAAGTAATTAAAACCGGAGCGAACGGAATGACTAGGGAAGAATTGAAAGCCGCAGTAGATGCGGTTCCGTACTGGTATCACAAGGTCGCGTTGCCAAACGATGTTACGACACCAGGGTGGGCACCAATTGACCAATCGTCGTACCAGATCCCAGCGGACATGACTGGGGCTACGGTGCTGGACATCGGGGCGTGGGATGGATACTGGACGTTTGAGGCGCTGCGGCGCGGGGCTCGCATGGTTACGGCCGTCGAGGACTTCAGCGATACCACTGGCGATTTAAACAAAGCAGATAGGTCTTGGCGGTGGAAGTCGTTTTTGCTGTGCGCGAATGCGTTAGGGTTCTACAAGTCGCGATGGGAAGGGTTGCAGAACGACAAGGGGCAGTCGATCGAGTATTACGAGGCGGACATCCAAAAGGCAAACAAGCTTTGTTGTGAGTACACAAATATATTTGCGTTCGGTGTGCTGTACCACCTTAAGCATCCACTGCTGGCGCTGCAGAACATGCGTAAGTTGCTTTTGCCTGGTGGTACGCTGCACATCGAGACGGCGATTCTGGACGGGTGTCAATCGGCTTACGGTGACTACGGATACTCTGGCAACGAGTGCAGTTTCGAGTTCTACCCAACGAATGAATACGGAATGAACACGAGCAATTGGTTTGTGGGTACTTTGCGGGCATGGCGTGCTATGGTGGCCGCGGCCGGATTCGTGGATGTTGAATCGTGGAAACTGGTCGACGATCCGCAGTCGGTATCGGAGGCCAGGGGATTTATTCGAGCGAAAGTTTAATCTGCCCTTGCAAGAATTGCACGGCAATTCATATTTGAATGCAGACGCGGGAGAAACACCCGCACAAACTACAATCTGGATCGCAACACCGAGCAACTAGTTAGCGGCTTGGCAAGCAAACCGGAGACGTTTTTACACGTTTTCAGTTCGCAGGCCACGCCGCTATTTTCGTAATGGCCTGCACTACAAAAGGCCAAACGAAATGCGAAAATCTACTGAGATCCGCGACGACATCACAGAAATGCGTGCGGAAGTGCAAGCCATCATCGAGCTTGCAGAGACCGACAAGCGAGAGTTGCTCGAAGACGAGCAGGCTCGCGTGGATGCCATTCTGAATCAAGGCGGATTGATCGAGAAGGCGGAAGCCGCTCTAGATCGCACGCTGAAGATCGAAGCCAATAAGAAGCAAGCGATTCGCAATGCTTTGTCAGGCAAACTCGACCAACAGATGGTCGAAAACGGGACAGCACCATCGCTCAAGGTTCCAGCGCGGGCCAAGTGCGGCAAGTTGACCGCGTTCAAGAATGAAGATGATGCATACGCCAGCGGTCAATACGTGATGGCGTTTGTTATGGGGAATGAGCATTCCCGCCAGTGGTGTAACGACCACGGTATCAAAGCGGCGATGACGACCGGGAATAATCCAAAGGGTGGTTATCTGGTGCCCGAGCCGCTGGAAGCATCGATTATCGAGCTGCGTGAGCAATACGGCGTGGCGCGTCGCAATTGCCAAGTAGTGCCGATGAGCGATGGCAACAACACCTGGCCAAAGCTGGCCAGTGAGTTGTCCGCCTACTACGTGGGTGAGAACAGTGCGATTACTGCTAGCGACATGACCGTCGAGCAGATCCGATTGGAAGCCAAGAAATTGGCGACACTGACAGCTATTTCCAGTGAGTTGAACGAAGACTCGGTGATCGCTGTGGCTGAAATGTTGGCTCGGTCTGTTGCTAATCAGTTCGCAAAATCTGAGGATTCGGCTTTGTTCCTCGGCGATGCAACCTCAACCTACGGTGGCATCCAAGGATTGGCTGCTACCAATTCGGTTTTGGCTGCTGGTTCTGTGGCCGATGCAGCATCTGGAAACCCGACATTTGGGCAGTTGGATTTAGAGGACTTTGAATTGGCTGTTTCCAAATTGCCAGAGTACGCATCCGGCAATGCCAAATGGTACATCAGCCGGGCTGGTTACTGGTTGTCGATGGCTCGTCTGATTGTTGCCGCTGGTGGAAACACTGTGGGCGATGTCGAGGGCGGCCCAAGCCAACGGATGTTCCTGGGTTTCCCTGTAGAGTTTGTGCAGGTCATGCCTAGCGCAGCGACGACTTTGGCAGGAAGCCACGTCGCTTACATCGGTGATCTTCGCATGGGTGCTCTGTTGGGCAATCGTCGAGGAATCAGCATTGTGGCCGATGAGTCGTTCTACTTTTCGCAGGACGCTGTGGCTATTCGTGCTACTCAGCGATACGACATCAACGTGCATGAGCGTGGAACAGCTTCGACCGCTGGTGCGATTGTGGCACTTAAAGCGACCACCTAAGCCACTGTTCGCTCCGGTGGGCGGGCTCGCTGGGGCTTCGGCCCTGGCGAGTCTTATTGAAACGCAATCAAACTAATTCAAGGCAATCGAAATGACTAAAGCTTTACAATCAGCTGAAATTAGCAATCTGCTGGCACCAGTTGCCGCAGCAACAACTGCACGTACCGCTGCACTGGATACGACTGGTGCCGATTACGCACTGATAGTAGTCAATGTAGGCGCAGAACTGAATACCAACTCGACCAATGTAGTCGTCAGCATCACTGAGGGAGATACAACAAACTCCTTCAGTACATTTAACAGTGACTTTAATTCGATCACTGTTGACAACACTGCTGCGACTGTTGCAACACGAGCAATTGACCTAAAGGGAAGAAAGCGTTACTTGAAAATTTCGGTAACTCCTGACACCACTACCAACGGCCCAGTAATTGTTACTGCAAATGGAATCATGCTGAAAGATCGCAGTTCCGCTACTGCAGCAACAAATTCAGTAGTTGGCTAGTCAGTTTTCACATAACCACCGGAGCGAAACGATGGAAAACAGTAAGAGCGTGCGCGTGGCTGCACTGATGACAGCCCCCAGATACGAAGCGGTTTATGCGAGGAACTTTATCGAAGTAGCGATGAAGGGACTGGGGATTCCGCTGACTGTTTCGGGTGGCGTGTACTACGGGCAGTGTATGCAACTAATGCTCGAGGATTTGGTTCGGCAGGAGGTCGATTACGCATTAACGATTGACTTCGATTCGATGTTTACGCCGGAGCATGTGCAACGGCTGCTGAACATCATCGCAAGCAACGATTACATAGACGCGATCACCGCAGTGCAGCCCAAACGTGGCTGTGGAACGGTGTTGGCAGCACTGGAAAAGCAGACATCGGTGGAGTGGGACGGCCGGCCGATTCAGGTCAAGTCGGCTCACTTCGGATTGACGGTTATCAATGTCAAGAAGTTGGCAGCGTTGCCGAAACCTTGGTTCATGTCGCAGCCCGATTCCAATGGCAGTTGGACTGATGACAAGATTGACGACGACGTGTGGTTCTGGAAGCAGTGGGGAGAGGCTGGCAATACGATCTTTGTCGATCCAGGTTGCCGGCTTGGCCACTTGGAGGAGATGGTGACGGTCTACAGCCCAACGATGGAACTGCAGCACCTTTACCCAAAACAATGGAGCGAGTGCCGTGCGAGTACAGTTGATTCGTGATTATCGCCAACTGAAGAAATATCGGTTTGCGGAGATCGCTGATGGTGTTGCAAACGTCTTGATTAGAAGAGGGATCTGCAAAAATGCTGACATCGCTAACACAGACGCCGACGCCAGTGGTGACCATCGAGCCAACGACGGAGCCGGTGACGATCTACGATGCCAGACGCCAGTGCAATCTGTCGGCAACGGACACAAGCCACGACGTAAAGCTCGCTCATAAGATCGCGTCGGCGCGGGAGCAGTTCGAGCACGATACGGGAACGTATTTGATAAAGCGAACGATGTCGCTAGCGCTGCCTGGCCTGTGCGAGATGCAGTTTCCGCACAAGCCGGTCACAGCGATCACGTCGATCACTTACTACGACAGCGGGAACAGCAGCCAGACACTCAGCAGCAGCGTGTACCAACTCGATTCGGCTCGCAGCCAATTGCGTCTAGCCTATTCCCAAGATTGGCCATCGATGGTCAGTCGCTGGGATGCAGCCACGATTACCTATGTCCTTGGTAGCCACGACGACAGTACGACTGTGCCAGATTACGCCAAGAGTGCCATGCTGCTGCTGATTGCTAATGAGTTCGAGGCTCCCGACATGATGGGGCCAGAGTACACACAGACTCAGGTGGCTTATGAGCGATTGGTGGCTAAGTTCATGCGGAGTTCGTACCCATGACATGGCGACCCACCAGAGGCTTTCGAGTCGGTGCGATGCGTGAGCGTGTTGACCTGCAGACGGCTACAGAGACGGTCGACGATGCCGGCCAGACGATCCGCACTTGGGCGACGACATACGCAGCGGAGCCGGCCAAGAGAATGCCAATCCGTGGCGGCGAGGGAACCCGTGGCAGACAGGTTGAGGCTGGTATAGACGAGATATTCATTATTCATTTTCGTGAGAGTGTGACGCCACAAATGCGGCTTGTTCATGGCTCGCGGAACTACGGCATTGTGTACGTCAATCCGGTCGATGGCGGACGGCGGTACATCGAACTGTCGTGTAAGGCGGTGGTGTGATGGCTCGAATGGATATCAAGATCCAATTGCCTACGGATGCGGAGCTAGGGCGGATGTTCGATGCGGTTCCTGCACTGGAGCGGCATCAGGTTGGCGACAAGGTCGTGCGGGCCGGAGCAAAGCCCATTACGAAGCGGGCACAGTCGCTTATTCCACGATCCAAGGCGGCTGACACCGACAAGAGATCGAAGAAACAAAAGGCAGCGGCCGATTGGACAAAGCCGCTTTGGAAAACGGTCAAGTTGGCTGTTCGGAAATACGGGAATGGCGGTGCGTTGGCTGTGACTGGACCGGAATACACAGGAAAGACCGGAGCGGGACAGAAGATTTACTTGATTGCCGAGCACAAGCAGAAGGGACGTAGGATGTTCTTCTGGGGCAAGGACGGAGGCAGGACAAAGATCAAGATCCGCAATGTGATGGTACAGGCTGCAGACGAATCGCGGCCAGAGTCGCTAACCGCTATGAAGGCCAAGCTAAAGACGCTTATGGATCAGGTGTGGCGTGGCTGATGTAGCAATCGGTGTTCGCGGATACTTGCTTGGAAAATCGGTGATTACCGATCTGGTTGGGCAACGCATCTACACAGATGCACTGCCACAGTCAGCGCCGATGCCAGCGATCGTAATGAGCAAGCTTTACACGCAACACGAACATGAGTTGAGCAATATCGCTGGATTGGCACACTCGAGGATTCAGTTCGAGTGCTATGCGTCAACTCGGCTTGTAAGCAACTCGGTAGCGGAGGCAATTCGGGCTAGCGGAATAATTACCCAAAAGGGTACGACAAATTCGGTTGATATTCGGGGCGTGCGAGTGGAAGAGGGTATGAGTTATCAGGACGATCCACCAACTGACGGCAGCGACGAGCGACGTTATGTCAGCGTGATCGATTTAATGGTTGATTTCACGGAGACAACATAATGGCTTTGACTGGGGATACCGGCAACGGAGCAACGCTTACGTTTGCGGCAAACATGGGGTTCGGGACTGCGACAACTTCGATGACGTGCATCACGATCAATCAAGGTGAGCAGACAATCAAGAACGTGGACGTGTCGACGTTGGCCACGACGGACTGCGAAGAGACGATCCCAGGCGATTTGCGCTCGGTGGCTGAGTCAACTGCGACGTTCAAGTGGTTGACGACTACCACTGCGACGGTGGCGAACTACTGCTCACTGCCAGCTTCGGCCGGCGCGGTGGTGGTTACGGCTCCCATGCGTACCGGAGAAACGACAGCGGCGACGTTTACCGGAACCGCATTTGTCAACGGATTTACCCCTCCATCGTTTGCCAATGGCGAACTGCAGACGGGGCAGGTCAAGTGGAAGTATGACGGTGATACAGGTCCAGGGTTTACGGGGTCAGCCTGATGAGTAAGCAGTTGAAAGAGTTTCGCGTGGATATCTCACGTCCGCTTAAGCCAACCGGGACCATTAAAGGACTCCCGGTAGTGCATGACAGCGGGCTGAATTATGTCGATGTCTACTTCCCAGACGGTTCGCAGCGGACATGGGGATACATCGGCCGAGTTCCCGCGAAGGGTAGCCAGTTTGCGCCGCTGGCCGGTTGCAAGCAGGCTCTGGCGAATGCGATTCAAGACGAGATCAATAAACAGCTCGACTGCAGCGAGGATGAGGCAGCACATCCACCAGCTACGGACGAGTTACCACATCCAGATGATGAAAGCGATTACGACGAATGAGCAGCCTAAGAGAGCGACTTAAGGCCAAGACGTTACGGGAAAAGCGGGTCACGGTGGATGGTGACGAGTATTTGGTTCGCGAGCTTGGACGGACGGAAAAGAACAAGCTGGAATCGAGATGCTCGAAGAACGGTGAGTTTGACGCGGATCGCTACGAGGCAGAGCACTTGTGCTCCTGCGTGTTCGATCCAGAGACGAACGATCTGGTTGAACCAGACTACAGCGGGTGGGCCGGTGTTCCAACGCGGATCACAGACCCCCTGTTTGCTGCGTGCATGGAAGTGCGCGGCAATGAGGTAAAGAAGACGACGATAGCAAAAAACTCCGACGCAACCGAGAGTTAAGGCTGCTGGCTCGGTTGGCTTTGTGTCGTGGTGGTGTTGCAGTCGATGAGCCATACGCCTGGTGGGACTCACTGTCTGATGAGGCAGTGGAGTTCTGGGAAGCGTTTTGGCGAATTGAACCGTGGGGCGGTGATTGGGAGCGGCATGGCGAAATTATGTCGACGCTTGACCACCTATATGCGGTTACGGCTAATCAGTTCGCGGAGGAAGGCAAGGGATACAAGCCATTGCAGGCTGATGCGTTCATGCCGGCCGATTACCTGCGTGAGAAGAAACGTAAGCCGAAAGTGGACTTCGAGCAGCAGTTCCAAGCATTCGTACAGGCAAACAGCAGCTAATGTCGACCGTAATCAATAGCTATAGCGTATCGCTCGCGCTGAACGCGCAGGACTACATCAAAAACTCCGCGTTGGCCAGGTCGGAAACGGCCACTCTTCGGCGTGCTATCAATGATGCGAAGTCTCCGATGGAGCGGTACGCACAGACGTATGATCTGCTGGAAAAGGCCTTGGCGAAAAATACGATTTCGCTTGGGACTTACAAGCGGCTGCTTGACGAGGCGAAAACTAAGGCAGGATTGCTGGCAACGGAAGTTCAGAAGGTTACAGCTGCTTCGACGCATCACACTACTGCACTTGGCAAGGTTGCTGCAGGATACCAGGGCGTTACGAGCAAGCTCTCTCCGCTGGTGAGCTTGATGGGTGCTTATGTCGGATTTGCGACTGCAAAAAAAGCAGTAGGCTTGGCTATTTCTGCCGAGGATGCTTCGGTACAGTTCGAGGTACTGACTGGATCGATGGACGATTCTCTGGTACTGATGCGAGAGCTTCGTAGCTTCTCGGAAAAGTCGCCAATCACGTTCAGCGGTGCTCAGCAGGCAGCGAAGACGATGCTGTCGTTCAATGTGGCCACTCAGGATGTTATACCGACAGTGAAGATGCTTGGCGATGTCGTCGGCGGTAACAATGAGCGATTCGGTCAAATTACGCTCGCCTATTCGCAGATGAGTGCGGCCGGACGGTTGATGGGGCAGGATCTGCTACAGATGATTAACGCCGGTTTCAATCCACTGCAGGAGATAAGCCGTAAGACTGGCGAATCAATGCTGGCGCTGAAGCAACGCATGGAGGATGGCGGGATCTCATCGCAAGAGGTTGCGTTGGCATTTCAGACAGCTACGGCCGAGGGCGGGAAATTCCACGGCATGACGGAGCGTCTGGCCACAACAGTCGGCGGACAGCTTAACATTGCGATGAGCGATCTACAAAAGAGCGGTGAGCGGCTGGGCACTACTCTAGGACCACTGGCAGCAGACTTTGCTAAGGGAATCGCAGATGCTACCGAGGCTGCTAGCCCACTGCTGTGGGTTATCCAAAAGATGACTGACGGGCTTCGTTTCGTTGTTGCGTTCGCCAAGGATGCTGGAACAATTGCATCGGATATCGCTAGCAAGATGAGCGGAGGACAGGGAAGCGGCAGAACTGACGCGATGTCGAATATCAACTCGTTTCTCGATGAGCTAGACGCGCGGCCGGCAATCGCTGCGGCTAAGGCTGCTCAGGAAAAGAATGCGAAGATGAGCGAGCGAGTAGCCGGCGACAAGGTAGACACAAGCAAGCAAGAAACCGAAGCAATCAAGCGAGCAACGGAAGCAGCAAAGCTCAAACTGGATACTGAAAAGAAAGCTCTTGAAGTCGCCAAGGAAAAGAAGGCTCAGGAAGATCGAGCGGCTAAGGCTGCAGAGAATCAACGCTTGCAGGCTTTCCAGAACGCACAGAAGTATTTCGAGGCTGAGCGACGTCGGCAGATCGAGCACCAACGCCAGCTACGATCTACGAAGATATCGTCGCTTGAGGCAGGTAGCGAAGGTGCTGCTTCATACTTGCAAGACCAACGCAATCAACTGCGGTTCAGCCGGCAGGAAGCTATGGCTGGCATGTCTCAGCCTACAACGGGCCAGATGGTCATGGAATCAGCTAAGCAGCTCGAAGCGTTGCAGATGTCCAATGCCAAGCAAGAACGCATGGTTGCATTGCTTGGACAAGTGGTGGAAGAGTCAAAGAATAACGGATTCAGGAGATTCCGATAATGCCTACGCTTCAGGGTCAAAATCGAGTCGGTAGCGGCAGGCTGCGTAGTCAAAGCGGTCGACCTGTCTACGAGACAAGCTATTCATATCTGGTTCAGGCTGACAGCTTGAACCAGCCTGAGCTTGAGATTATGGCAGCGCCGGGAATGCCGCTAATCAACATTACGCAAGATCCAACTGGGTTAGCCGTATGCAAGTCAAAGGCTGCAACGCGAAGGTCGGATAGTTCGCTGTTGTGGGATGTAGTTTGCGACTTTACCAGCGAAGTCGAAGAGGGTATCGGGTCGAGTGATCCTTCCGAAGATCCAGTCGTGTGGGTTCCAGAATACGAGACGAAGTTTGAGCGATACCAGGAAGTCGTTACTAAGGACTTTTCGGGGACTGTAATAGCTAACTCCGCAGGCCAAGCTTACGAGACTGGTCTAACGATCACTCGACACATCCCAATTTGGGAGTTTTGGCAGTTCGAGCCGGCTACGGTTACTGACCAGCAAATTATCGCACGGTCAGAGACTGTAAACTCGACTACGTTTCAAGGTCGCGCTGCTAAAACTCTGCTTTGCATTGTATTGTCGAGCGTCATTGGAACCTACTACGGAAACAGACGCAGGCTGACTCAGTACCAGCTCAAATACAATGTAAGGGACTGGAAGCATAAGCGACTTGACGTTGGCACTCAGTACAAGTCAGGCACGACGCTGCTAGACTTCACAAGTTCCGATGGGTCAATAATGCTCGGATCGCTAAATGGTTCTGGTGGCAAGCAGGCTGCTGGTACTGGTCCTGCAATTATGACGTTCGATCAATACGCGACTAATACATTCGAGTTTATCAGGATCTAACATGGCAGCACTATCTGGAATAACAGCGGTTCGCTCGACATCAAATACGGTGACGCAGAACGTGCCATACGGCGCAACGCTGGGGGTCGCTGTGCCTGTCTACTTAGACTCGACCGTAAGCAAGCACAAGGCAACGGATGCAAACTTGTCGGCAGTGGCGGCTGCAGCGAAGGGCATCACGATCACTCCAGGCGTAGACGGCGGATATGGACTGATAGCTATAAATGGCTCCATTATCCTGGTGGGCACTACGATGGCTGTCGGAACAACTTACTATTGCGGGCCAACAGCCGGCGAAATCATCCCTGCTGGAGACTTGGGCACAGGAGATAATGTCACGAGGCTCGGAACTGCATCGAGCGCAACGCAACTCGACCTAGATATCAAGGTTACGGGGGCAGTTCACGCATAATGGCCGGCCAAGACGAACATACTTACGGATTCAATAAAGCAGATGCGTCGTCTCTTGCTGAGATGATCGGATCCAGAGATGGCGAGTATAGAGAGGGTGTCGTTCGCGGCCAAGGATCGACTGCAAGCGGAGAAACAGCCGTTTGCGTGTCTCACTCCAGCGGTATTGCGGCCCGTTCGGGTGCAACTCTTGGGAGTGCCTCTTGTGCTCGGTTGACGATTAGCGGTGGAACTAGAGCAACTACGACCAACACTATCACGGTCTATAACGACTTTTTGTCGGGAATCAGCGGCTCGGTCGATATCGTAGTCACTAAGGTCGACGGTATTTGGCTAGTGATCGCTGAGGATTGCACCTAATGGGAAACAAATGGGGACCAGGCTGCTGCGATTGCACAGGCGTGTGCGTTACTCCGCTCACAGTTTCAATCTACTCGTCTGATTCATGCTTGCAAGGATTCGTTGGCACTTGGACAATGATGTCAGTATTCGGATCCACCGGAGGATGTGTTTACGACAGTTCTTGCAGGTCTTGGGTTAGCAGCTTCCTTCCAGATGCAAGCCCTTCGAGGTCATGCTCTGCTCTATCAGACACATACCTTACTAACCAAATCGTTCTTTACGCTTTTGGTCAAAACAACGGAACGCTAGGCATATCAGCTTTATTCACATGGCGGTGGGGTGCCGGCGTTGGGTACTCAAACGCTGCGTCGTTAGCTGGGCGATTTGTGTCTACCGACTATGGAGTGACGTTCTCGGGATTTGAAATTGACCTTGGACCGGATGGATGCACTGCCGGAACATCGAGCGGACCTCCTACAAGTGGCAGTGATTTAACATGCTCAGTCACGTTCTAAGGCGAATCGAGTGTCCAAAGTGCGGTTGGCCTACCAATACGCATCGCAGCATTCCATGCACTCAATGCGGTACTATGCTGGACATTGAGCCAGGGCTAGGTGACCGCATAGAGCGAGTCATAGACGCTATTGGTGGCAAGCAGTTCAAGCGTGCTTATAGGTCAGTCTTCAAGCGCGACTGTGGATGCGACAAGCGTAAGGCACAACTCAGCGCATGGTGGAGACGACGCTATGGCTAGGCTCTGCAGGTGTGGTGCTATCGTCGACAAGCATTGCGAGCGATGTAAGCCACAGCACGCCAAGACAACCAAGCAGCGTGGCTATGGCAACGATTGGCGAAAGCTCAGCCTGCACAAACGCACCATCGATCCACTATGCGAGCACTGCCTATCACAAGGCAAGACTACACCAGCCACAGAGGTCCACCACATCGTCCCTATCGCATCTGCGCCGCACTTGAGGATGGACACAGACAACCTGATGAGCGTGTGCCATGCGTGCCACGAGGAGCTTGAGAAGGGTGCCTAGCGGGGGGTGGGGGTAGTCGATTTCTAGCGATTTGCCCACCTCACGAC